TGAAACAAATGGCGGCAGGATTTTATCGTGAGGTAGAATTAACAGGATCAGTAGATGACACAGATGAAGTTCAGAAAAAAATTAATGAACTTGAAGGTGTGAAAAAAGCGGGTAGTGATGATCTTCATACTATTTTAGAAATGCACGTTGATTTACATTTAGATGATTACGAAAAGTTTGATTCTCGTGCACAAAGTATTAAAATTCCTTACGTGGTCACCATTGACGAAGGCAGTGGTGAAATATTATCAATCTATAGAAACTATAGACCAGACGATCCAACATACAAAAGAATAGAATATTTTGTTCATTACAAATTTTTACCTGGTTTAGGTTTTTATGGCTTTGGCCTTACACATATGATTGGTGGTTTGTCTCAAGCGGCTACACAATCACTAAGACAATTGATTGATGCAGGTACTTTAAAAAATTTACCAGCAGGATTTAAGTCTAGAGGTATCAGAGTAAGAGATGATGACCAACCCATTCAGCCTGGAGAGTTCAGAGATGTGGATGCACCGGGTGGAAATATCAGAGAACAGTTTTTTAACTTACCATTTACTGAACCATCAGTAACTTTATTTAATCTTTTAGGTTTTTTAGTACAAGCAGGGCAAAAATTTGCAGCGATTACTGATAACAATATTGGAAATGATGCTCAAAACAGAGCAGTAGGCACAACTGTAGCCATGATGGAGCGTGGTTCGAGAGTGATGAGTGGTGTTCACAAGCGTTGTTACTACGCAATGAAGATGGAATTTAAGATTTTAGCAAGAATTATGGCTGAATCGCTTCCACCAGAGTATCCATATGACGTTTACGGTGGTCCAAGATTTATAAAAGCTTTAGATTTTGATAATCGTGTTGATATTTTACCGGTAGCTGATCCAAATATCATGAGTATGGCACAAAGAGTGATGCTTGCACAGACACAATTGCAAGTAGCAAGCTCAAATCCAGCCTTACATAACATTCATGAGGCCTATAGACGTGTTTATGAAGCATTAGGAACAAAACAAATTGAAGCTTTACTAAAACCAGCACCAAAACCGCCTGAACCCATGGATCCTGCGAAAGAAAATGCACGTGCATTGCAAATGCAACTACTTACAGCTTTTGAATTTCAAGATCATGACGCACATATCGCTGCTCACATGGCATTTATGCAATCAAGAATGGTTCAAATTAATCCGCAAGTGTATGCGCTGTTACAATCGCACATTAGTGACCACATATCTTTCAAAGCGAAGATAGAAGTTCAAGAACAATTGATGGCAGACCCTAATATGGCCGCGTTAGCACAACAGGACCCACAACAATTTCAAATTCAGTTTGATAAAGCAGTTGCAACTGCAGTTGCAGAGATAACTGAGCAATTAGTTAGAGGTGAGATGCAAGCACAAGCTGGTAAACAAGATCCTTTAGTCAGATTAAAACAACAGGAGATAGATTTAAGAGCTATGGACTTACAAAGAAAAGCTGCAGAGACGAAAATGAGAGCTGAAATGGATATGCAACAAGAGGCAGCTAAATTAGATTTTCAATATGATAAACTTTCGGAGCAAGCTGCACAATCAGATGAAAGATTACAAGTAGCTAGAGAAAAAATTGCAAAAAAATAAAGATCCAAAAGTAGGAACAGGTAAGAAACCTAAAGGTTCAGGGAGAAGGCTTTATACCGATGAGAACCCAAGAGATACAGTAAAAATAAAATTTGCAACACCAGCAGATGCAAGTGCAACTGTTGCAAAAGTAAAAAGAATTAACAAACCATTTGCTAGAAAGATACAGATCTTAACAGTTGGAGAACAACGTGCTAAAGTAATGGGTAAAACAAAAGTAGCTTCAATATTTAAAGCAGGAAAAAATGCGATTAGAAAAACAAAAAAAACGTAAGGGACTTAGTGGAGGAGTTAGATATGGACCGCCCCCTAAAAAAGGGCCTAACCCACAAGGAATAAAAGTAAGTGAACGAAAAAAACTCTTACGAAAACTTGCCGGAAAAGCATAAATTAATTTTTCTTGCAGGACTGTTTGATGGTGAAGGAAGCTTCGGTATATGGGGCAAAGGGGATGGTAGAAAATCATTTCAATGTTCTGTTGAAATGTGTGATAAAGATTCAGTACAAAAATTTGCCGATTTTTTTGGTGGAAGAGTGGTAAAACCTAGACTTAGAAAGAGTCATTGGACACAGACTTATAAATGGAAGCTATCAGGTGGTAGGGCTTACGAATGTATTGAGATGATGATAGAATATATGTGTTTTAGAAGACAGGAGAAATATAGCACAGTTAAATTATAGGTTAATGTATGAAAAAAAATAAAAAAATTAGAAAGTTCAAAGGTGGAGGAATGGATGCAAGACATCCCTTTTCATCAGGCTACAAAGGTGCTAAAAAAACATCCTCTATTATTCATGGAGGTAATGATCCAAAAAAAGTTACCTCTTTAAAAGTTAAGACACCACCAGGAGGATCAAATAACCAAAAAAGAAAAATGATTATGGGTCCAGGTGCATCTGTTTTAAAAGGTTTATTTTTGGATCCTTATTTAAAAAGAAGTAGAATGAGAAAAATGAGAGGCGAAAGTTTTTTTAGAAAAAAACCTATAGGGCTTCCAAGTACAAAAGATTATTATAGAACTTTTGGAGAACCTTTTGATCCTATGAGTAAAAAAGGTGTTGATTACATGAAAGAAGCTGGATTGATTACTAACACACCTCCTGGAGGCACTCCTGATGACGATCCTAAACAACTTTGCCCAGATGGATTTTCTTTTCCACCTTGTCCGCCAATGGCAACCGGGCCAGCACAACCAGTAAAAGCAAAAAAAGGAAAGATGGCTAAAAAATCAAAAATGTCGTGCCCACATAGACCTGATGGTATAAGAGGTATGGGTGCAGCAATTAGAGGGCATAAATTTACAGGAGTTAAATAATGTGGTTCAGTGCAATTAAACTAGCTGTAAATGCAGGTTCACACATTTACAAAAAGAAACAAGAAACTAAAATGATGATGGCTAACGCACAAGCCAAGCATGCAGAAAAGATGGCCTCCGGAGAATTAGAATACTCGGGCAAATTATTGGAGGCAAGACAATCGGACTGGAAAGACGAGTTCGTGTTGGTCGTGTTAACGCTCCCGATATTAGTGATTGCGTACGGGGTCTTCTCGGACGATCCGGGTGCGGCTGCAAAGATAAAAGAGTTCTTTGAGCAGTTCCAACAGCTTCCCAGCTGGTTTACAAATTTATGGATCCTTGTCGTGGCGAGCATCTATGGTATTAAGGGAACTCAAATATTTAAGGGTAAAAAATGAATTTAATTAGAGATTTACAAAAACAGTATAAAGAAAAAAGAATGAAAGATTCTGCAATAGCTCAACTTCGTAAAAGAAGTAAAGACTCAGTGGCTAGACCTAAAGCAGAAAAAAATATATTATCAACAGATAAAAGGATGCAACAGATATGACAAAACTATGCCCAAGAGGAAAAGCTGCAGCAAAGCGAAAGTTTAAAGTTTACCCTAGTGCATACGCTAACGCATATGCTAGCAAAATTTGTGCGGGTAAAATAAAAGATCCATCAGGAGTAAAGAGAAAAGATTTTAAAGGACCAAAACCAGCAGGTGCTAAAGTTGGTATGGCTGTTACTGCAGGTTCACAATCTGCTACAGGTAGATTAGAAAAGTCAGGTATTAAAAAAATGATGAGTGGTGGTTTTGGTATTTTTAGTAAAAAGAAAAAAGATAAAAAATCTAGTCAAGAAGAAAACGCTAAAAAGAAAAAGAAAAGACTTGAAGAACTAAGAAAAGAAATTGGTGCTAAAGAAGGTAAAATGATGATTATGATTGCTGTCGGTAAACCAAAAAAAACAAAAAGAACAACAAGAAGCAGACAAGGTGCTGATTTTAATCATCCGAGAGGTTTTAGATTATCAGATGAAAAATTTGGTAATCCAAAAAAAGCTAAACCTAAAAAAGCTAACAAAGGTGCAATAATGAAAGTTGCAAAAGGGTTAGAAAAAGCATCGAGAACTCATGCGGGTCAAGCTAAAACTTTAAAATCACTTAAATTAACAAAAGGCGGTGGAGCTGCAATAAGAGGAATGAATTTCAAAGGTGTCTACTAATGTACAAACGAGGATCATGTTGGGAGGGCTACAAACAAGCGGGTATGAAAAAAAAGGGAAACAAGATGGTTCCCAACTGTGTGCCAGCGATGAAGGAGGGTGGCTTAACTAAATGGTTCAAAGAAAAATGGGTAGACATTGGAGCAAAGAAAAAAGGTGGCAAGTTTCAGGAGTGTGGAAGAAAATCTGCCAGTGGTTCAAAAAGGAAGTATCCGAAGTGCGTACCACTTGCAAAAGCCACAGCGATGACAAAATCGCAAAGGGCTTCTGCTGTTGCCAGAAAAAGAGCGGCTAGTAATACTGGCCCTAAACCAACAAACGTGAGGACATAAAATGTGGATATGGAAATGGATAAAAAAGTGGTTTACACCTTCTTTAAAGGTTGCACCAACTATAAACTCAGTTAAGCCCAAACCAAAAGTAGACTTAACAGGTCTTACTAAGGGTGACATAAAAAAATTAAAAGCACAGGGTAAATTATAATGAGTGAAAAAAGAAAAAAATTAAAATCAGAAGTTGATAAAATTATTAAGGATATTTACTCAAAGAAAAAACCTAAAAAGAAATATGAACGTCTACCTCAAACAAGAAATAAACAACAACCTTCTAGATCTATGACCATTGATACCACTACCAGTGCTTATGGAGACTCTGCTAAAGGAAGACCTGTTCCAAAGCTAAAAGAAGGTGGTATGTGCAGAGGTGCAGGAGCCGCTATAAAAGGCACTAAATTTGAAGGTGTTTTTTAATTGCATCTAAATACTTATTAAGATAAAAAACCTCCATGATCCGTGGAGATAGCCAAGAATATGAACTCCTAGCTAAATGGTGTGCAACACTACCTTTTTTCGAAAAACCTAAATCAGTAACTACTTGTGAAATAGGTGTTAGAGAGGGATTAGGATCTAAACTTATAATGATGGGTATTCAATCACGTATAGGTAAAGTTCCTTATGAACACATTGGAATAGACCCATATAATAATTTAAAATACCAACATTACGATACAACTGAACCAGAAACAGCAGATTATACAGATGAGATGAGAGCAGAAATGGTAAAGGATTTGGCTGACGAAAAAAATTTTAATTTTTATCATTTTACAGATCAACAGTTTATGAATTTATTTCACCATACTAGTAAAGTATTTGATTTAGTGCATTTTGATGGGCCACATATGACTAGAGATGTAATGAGAGAAGCACTTTGGTTTGCTGATAAATCAAGAAAAGGAACAAGATTTATTTTTGATGATTGTGGTTTTTTTGATATTGAGACAACAACAAAAATGTTAAGTTATTGGAATTTTCAAGTTTTTGAGTCTGGAAAACATAAAGTTTGTTTGCAAAGAGAAGAGTAATGGACATAGATACAATTTCACTTATACAAAGAAAATTAAAAAAAAGAATTGATCAATTAAAAGATCAAGCCTTCTACGGAGTTGACACTATGGAAAAACTGCAATATGCTAGAGGCCAAATCAGATCATTAGAAGATCTGCAACAGGATCTTAAAGACCTGCTGTCAACAACGGAGTATGAAGATGGAGTCCACGGAAGTACCGAAGAGGACTGAAGCACTTTTGAACGCGTATAAAAACGAAACAGAAGTGAAAACAGTTCTAGATCCAAAAGCGATCGAACAATCAACATTAGATAAATTACCAAGCCCAACAGGTTATAGACTTTTAGTGCTGCCTTATGCTGGCCCTAAAAAAACTAAGGGTGGAATTTACTTATCTGATACAACACAAGAAACAATACAGATGACTACAGTTTGTGGTCTTGTGCTAAAAATGGGAGATCTTTGTTATCACGATAAAGATAAATTTCCAAAAGGACCATGGTGTAAACTAAATGAATGGATAATATTTAGTAGATACGCTGGTTCAAGATTCAAAATAGATGGTGGTGAAGTGAGAGTGTTAAATGACGATGAAGTTATTTCAACTATTTCTAATCCAGCAGATATTTTGCACCATTATTAAGGAGGAATAAATGGCAGAAGAAAATAAAAGTCCAGAAGTTGAAATTGATACAGATGGAGTAAATGAAGAAACAATTAGTGTAGAAGCACCAGAAGTTTCTAATGAAGCATTTGAAAAGAAACAAGATGTTGATTTAGGATATACGGATGTAACTGGTAATAAAACTGCGAAAGAACTTTTAAAAGAAACTAAAGAAGAACCAAAAGAAGAAGTTCAAGTTGAGGAAAAACAAGAGAAAAAAACTCAATCTGATGAAGATGGTTTAGAAGAGTATTCTGAAAAAGTTAAAAAAAGAATTTCTAAGTTAACTTTTCAAGTAAGAGAAGCTGAGAGAAGAGAAAAAGCAGCTACTGAGTACGCAAAAGGCTTAAAAGATAAATATGAATCAATTTCTAAAAAGTTTGATGAAACTGATACAAATTATCTAAAGGAATACGGTTCACGTGTTGATGCAGAAAGAGAAAAAGCAAAAAATTCTCTTAAAGCTGCGTTAGAAGCAAATGATGTGAATGCCATAGCTGATGCTCAAGATGTTTTAGCGAAGCTTTCGGTAGAAAAAGAAAAAGTTGCTTTAGCACAAGCTGAAAAAGAAGTAAAAGCTAAAGAGGCTGCTGAAAAGAAAACTGACGAAACAACATCACAACCAAAACCTCAAATATCTCAAAGAGCTCAAAATTGGGCTGAGGATAATGAGTGGTTTGGCTCTGATAGAGTAATGACCACAGCTGCTATGGGTATCCATGAGGACTTAATACAGCAGGGAATTGACGCAGAGAGTGATGAATACTATAATCAAATAAACAAACGTATGAAGGAGTATTTCCCTCAAAAGTTTGCTCAGAGTTCTACGGAAGAAGCACCTATGAAGCAACCCGTCCAAAACGTAGGTTCAGTTAGTAGAAGATCTGGAGGACGCAAGTCTGTGAAACTCACCAAATCACAGGTAGTTATCGCTAAGAAATTAGGGGTGCCACTAGAGGAATACGCAAAATACGTGAAGGAAGGAGCCTAATATGAATAAAGTAAAAACTTCACGC